AGTCCAAGTGTATTTGGTAATTTCTTTAGTTACGCTTACAAATTCTGTAGCGCACATCAAATTAATATTGGTCGCAAGACTGTTTGGGATTTTTCTGGCGCAAGCAATCTCAAAGAATTACAAAAAAGATTGCGATCCACCATTATGCTCAGAAGAAAAAAGAAAGATGTGTTAACTGATTTACCAGACAAAGTAAGACAGGTTATTGTACTAGGTAGAGATCATTATGGTCAGGAATTAGAAAAAGAATATGATACTTGGTCAGATGTGATCGCAGAAACATCATCTAATGATATACCTTTTGATAAAATGGCTAGTGTTAGACATCAAATGGCTTTGAAGAAAGTTGATCATGTCGTTGAGCATGTTTCTACTATTGATCACAAAGTTGTAGTGTTTGCTCATCATAAAGATGTCATTGCTGGTATCAAAGAAGGCTTAGAAAAACACGACAAAAAAGTCGTGATCTTAACTGGTGATATGTCAACTAAAGCCAGACAGGTATCAATTGACGAATTTCAGAAAGGTGATGCTGATGTTTTCATAGGAAGCATACAGGCTTCTGGTGTAGGAATTACATTAACAGCATCTAGCCATGTGGTTTTTGCAGAGATGGATTGGGTTCCAGCTAACATGAACCAAGCAGAAGATCGATGTCATCGAATTGGACAAAAGGATTCAGTATTGGTTCAACATATTGTTGTTGATGGATCTATTGATGCTAAATTGGCTGAAACGCTTGTTGGTAAACAGAAAGTTGCTGATAAAAGTCTTGACGATCCAGAACTTGTAAATGTGATTGTTGAAGAAATATCATATGATGCTGGTGAAGTTCAGAAGCTATACAAAGGCAAAAAAGTAAAAGCATTGCCAGCACATGTAGTCAAAGCAATGCAAGAGTGTGTTAAATTGTTAGCAAGATACTGCGATGGTGCTAATGAAGAAGATGGAGCTGGTTTCAACAAGTTCGATGCTTCATTTGGTCACAGCGTAAATCGCATGGATAACTGGTCGATACCAATACAACATGCTGTAAAAGATATGCTCAAGAAGTACAAAAAACAAATGATAGGTGTTTGTGAGCACGAATACATGATAATTTACTCCTAACTTCCAATTACCTTAGTCTTGAAGTATGATGTATTGACTAGGGTAATTTTTTTTGTTTTATCGACAGACCTAGCTGACAAGCCAAGACGATAAAACTTATCACAAAGGAGTGATTATAATGGCAAATTCAACTTTTAGTGGACCAGTCCGATCCAAGGGCGGTTTTAAAGTAATTAACGAAGCTAGTGGTACAGGTGCAATCACTGAAACAGGTTTTTCAGTAAACTCTACTGGACAGCTTATTTCTTTAGGTTGCAGAAAAATACAAACATTCGCAGTAAGTTTAGCTGGTACAAATGCAGCTACTACAACTTATACTGATGCAGATGTACTTGTTGAACTTGGACAGCTTAACGCTGATCATCCAGATGATTTAGTAACAGCTAGTAAATTTTTCATCCATAAAGTAGTAGTTGGTATAACAACAGCAGCAGCAAGTGATGCAAATTCACTAGCAAGTTTACAATTGAGTGCTACTTCTGGTACAGCTACTAATACAGCTATATCTTCTGGAACAGAAATTGTGGGAGCTGGTGTTGCATCATTCAACCCAAGAATTTCTGCTACTGATTCAGTAACAGAAGTTGATATAAATCTTGATGATACTGCTGGGAACTTTCATGTATTCGAGCCAAACATAAGTGCTGCGATTGCGAGTAACAATCTTTATATGTGCGCTGGTGATGCCTGTGATACAGCTTTAACTGCGTTCCGAGCCACTGTTGAGATCGAATACACAGTATATTAAGGGGTAAATTATGGCTAGAATAACTGGTTCAGATGTCAAAGCAGTTCATATAGCTGCTGATACCAATGCTGCTGATAATGTAAGTGTTTCCGCAGCAGAACAAGCAAATACTGATTTTACAATCGGTGGAACAGATACTTCTGGCGGTACTGCAACATTTACAGCAGCAAGAATAATTACTTGCACTACAGCTGGTACTGGAGATAATGGCAAAACTGTTACTATTACTGGTACTGATGTTAATGGCTCTGCACAAACAGAAGTTATTACTTTAACAGGTTCAGCTACTACAACCTCTGGTACTAAATTCTTTAGAACTGTCACAGCAGCAGTAGCTTCTGCACAACCAGCAGCAAATGTTTCAATCGGACATTCAGCAAGTTGTGCAGATGTGATATTCGCTGGTAGATCCAGATTCAGAGGCATTAATGCGGTTTGTAGTGGTACAGCTGGCATACTTGATTTTGTAACTACATCTCCACTTGGTTCAAGTACATTTAAACTAGGCACTGTTGCAAGCGCGACAGCAACTAGAGATATTACAATCCCAGATGAAGGTGTTCTATTTGAATCAGGTATATTTGTTTCATACACTGTAAGCACATTTGGAACGCTTACTGTGTTTCATGCTTAGAAAACTGACTCACCAAATTTTTAGACGGGTTTGGTGAGTCACTTTCTTAACTTGTGAGGTAATATGGCAACATCGAATAGTAAAAATTTTGAACCTGATGTTGGTGAGTTTATAGAGGAAGCATTTGAAAGATGTGGAATCGAGCTGCGCACAGGGTATGATCTGAAATCAGCTCAAAGAAGTTTGAATCTTATGCTTGCTGAGTGGTCGAATCGTGGTTTAAACCAATGGACTGTAGTATCAAAAAGTGTAGCGATGGTCAAAGATACTGTGACTTACAATATCGACACCACTAACGCAACAGCACCCATAGATGTTTTAGATGCATTCATTCGTGAAACAACTAACAGCGTAAACACTGACATACCACTTACTAGAATAAGTAGATCTCAGTATTCTGGACTTGCTAGTAAAGGATCGACATCAAGACCTAATCAATATTTTGTTGATAAACAAAATACACCTACAATTACTGTATATCCAGCACCAGATAAATCTTCAACTTATACTTTAATAATGAACGTGTTGACTAGAATGGATGATGCTGATACTGGAGAGAACACTATGGATATGCCATATCGATTTTATCCATGTCTAGCTGCTGGTTTGGCTTACTACATATCGTTGAAAAGAGCACCTGATAGGACTGGTGTTTTGAAGCAACTCTACGAAGAAGAATTCTTGAGAGCCATGAATACTGACGAGGAGCGCGCCTCATACAGAATCAAGCCTGATTTAAGAAGTTATAACAGAGCATAATGGCTAAATTCTACAGCAACAAAAGATCGACATATGGTATTTGCGATATAACTGGATTCAGATATAACTTATGCGATATGAAAAAAACTTGGAATGGTTTGATGGTAGGACCAGATCAGTTTGATCCCAAGCATCCACAGCTTAGTCCTAGATCAGCACCAAAAGAAGAAACACCATTACCAGATGCAAGAGTAGATACTTCAGATGATAATAACTTTTTTGTGGTATATACTAATGTTGGATTAGGTAAGCTAGGTAAACAATTAACTACTTTTGAATCGACATTCAGTGTAGGAGAGGTTTCGATAACAACATGAGTTGGACTTTAAGCACATTAAAAACAGCAATTGGTGATTATTTGGAATCTAGTGAAACAACATTCACAAATAATCTTGATAATTTTATTAAAGAATCAGAATCAAGAATTTTGAATTTGGTAGAAATTACAGATCAAAGAAAAAATGTACAAGCAACTGGATCATTATCTAATAGGTTCTTAGCGATGCCTACTGATTTTCTGGCTCCAATGAGTTTAGCAGTTGTATCTAGTAGTACATATGATTACTTAGATTTAAAACATCCCAGCTTTATGAGAGAGTATAGTCCAACAATTACCTCAACAGGTAAACCAAAGTATTATTCTCTTTACAGTCAAGAGTCTTTTTCTTTATCACCAGTTCCAGATGCAGCTTACACTTTTGAATTACATTACTTACATAAGCCAGCAAGTCTCACTATAGGTTCTGATAGCGGAACTACAGTTCTTTCAAATGATCATCCAGATGCATTGCTCTATGGAGCATTGACTGAAGGAGCAGTATTCCTAAAAGAAAGCGAACAGACAATTGCAATGTTTGAAAACAGATTTAAAGAAGCAATAGCCAGAATGAAAAACATCTCAGAAGGTCGTGACACCAGAGATGAATATAGGTATGATTCTTTAAGACGTAGAGTGACATAAATAAAAATAGATAGGACAAAAAATGGAGAGAATAGAGTCTTTAGAAGGCAAACGCATAGCTTTGCTTGGGTTAGGCATATCGCAAATAGATTACCTTATAAGTTTGGAAAACTCCAAAGAGTGGGATGAAACTTGGGGTATAAATTCTGTTGCTGGTGCATTGAAATGTGACAGAGTTTTCATGATGGATCCAGCTTCACGTTTCCTAGACAGTGAAGATGCTGGTAAGCAGACAAAGGTAATGAGAAAAATTTTACCTAATATAAAAGTTCCCATATATTCTTGTGAACTTGATGAGCGTGTACCCAGTATTGTTGATTACCCACTTCAAGAAGTATGTAATGCTACGAAATGCGCATATATGAATAATACAGTAGCATATGCATTAGCTTTTGCTATGTGGAATAAAGTTGGTGCTATAGACCTATTTGGTATAGATTTTAGTTATCGTAACGATTTACATTTTGCCGAAGCTGGTCGCGCTTGCGTTGAATTTTGGCTTTGCAAGCTAATGGAATCAGGAATTACAGTAGGTGTATCGCCAAGATCTACAGTTTTAGATGCTGATGTTCCAGCTGATGAAAGACTGTATGGCTATCACAGATTAGACAAACCCTTGGTTGCAATACCTCATAAAGATTCTTGGATTATTGCGCCAAACGATAAGATAGAAGATTTACTGAAAGAACATAATATGGAAATAATTCAAGAAGCTAAACCACCAGAGCCATACAAAGGATGAGTGATGGCTTCATACAACTAGGACAAGTAATGGTTTCAACCACAGAGAATCGTGGACATACACCAGAATTTTGGGCAGAGCAAATTACTAAAAAAATATGTTCTATTAGTGATAATGCACCTGATCATATTAGACAACAAGCACATGCTTTTCAAAATAATGTTTATACTGTAGTATTAAATGGTGTCAAAAGTGCAATTGACAGTGATCGAGTTACCATTCGTGGACTTCTCGATTCGCAAGGGCACACCGACATGGCAGATATTATTAAACAATTAAAATAGAGGTATAAACATGGCTATTACAAGTGCGATAGCAAACTCATTTAAGCAAGAAGTGTTAGTCGAGGCTCACAACCTTACTAATGGCGCAGACAGTATTAAGTTAGCTCTTTTTACATCTAGCGCAACTATGGGTGCTGGAACAACTGCTTATGGAACAGGTCAAGAATCATCAGGGACCAATTACTCTGCTGGTGGTAATGCTTTAACTAATGTTACACCAGCTCTTTCTGGTACTGTAGCAGTAGTTGATTTTGCAGATTTGACTTTTGGTACAGCTACAGTGACAGCTAGAGGTTGTTTGATTTACAACTCAACCAACAGTAACAAAGCAATAGCAGCAATTGACTTTGGAGGGGATAAGACCTCGACTGCTGGTGATTTTACAGTAGTGTTCCCAAGCGCGACTGCTACAGGTGCGATTATCAGATTAGCTTAATTCGTGGTAAACTTTTTACTATAGGAGTTCACTATGCCATTAAGTAAAATTGAGTTTAAAGCTGGTATCAACAAAGAAGAAACTGACTACGCAAACGAGGGTGGTTGGGTTGATGGTAACTTTGTAAGATTTAGAAAAAATCGTGTTGAAAAAATTGGTGGATGGGTAAAAAGCACATCTAATACAATTACTGGTTTGCCCAGAGCTTTACATGCTTGGATAACACTAGCTGGTACAAGGCTTTTGGGTGTTGGATCTACTGTAAAGTATTACATAGAAACTGGTGGTTCATTTAACGATGTAACTCCTGTTCGCGCAACCACGACAAATGGTATTACCTTTGCAGCGACTAATGGCAGTTCAACTATTACTGCTACAGATTCATCTCATGGTGCTATAAAGGGAGATTATGTAACACTATCAGGAGCTGCAACGCTTGGTGGTAACATAACTGCCGATGTTTTAAATCAAGAATATAAAATAGATACTGTCCCAAGTACAAATACTTATACATTTACAGCTACAGCTACAGCTAACGCAAGTGACTCAGGCAATGGCGGTGCTGGTGTAGATGGCTCATATCAAATCAATGTAGGATCTGACTTTTATGTCCAAGGCACTGGATGGGGTATCAATGCATGGGGTTTCTTTACCTTTGGATCTGTATCTGCATTGAGTTTTACCAACCAGCTCAGGCTTTGGACACACGACAACTTTGGAGAGGATCTTGTAATAAACCCTAGAGGTGGTGGTATTTTCTACTGGGAAGAAGATAATGGGTTATCAACCAGAGCAGTAAATATAACTTCATTGTCAGGCGCAAATAAAGCTCCAACTGCTGGGTTACAAACTTTGATATCAGAAACTGACAGGCATGTTATTGTTTTGGGCGCAGATCCATTATCTGGTGGCTCAAGAACTGGAGCAATCGATCCCATGTTGATAGCTTTTAGTGATCAAGAATCTGCAACAGAATGGGAAGCATTGAGCACAAACACAGCTGGATCTCTGAGATTATCGAGTGGTTCTGCAATTATAGGTGGTTTAAAAGCAAGACAAGAGATACTTATTTGGACTGATTTAAGTATTTATTCTATGCAATTTATAGGACCACCACTTACATTCGCAGTGAACTTGATAAACGAAGGTGCTGGATTGATAGGACCAAAAGCTGCTGTGAATACACCAAATGGTGTTTACTTCATGTCAAAGAATGGATTTTATTATTATAATGGCGCAGTCAAAAAACTTGCATCATCTGTACAAGATTATGTTTTTTCTGATATTGATCTAGAACAATCATTTAAATGCCATGTTGGTCACAACGCAAAATTCGCAGAAATTTGGTTTTTTTACCCATCAATAATTGACGATACTAGAGAAATATCTAGATACGCAATTTACAATTATGAAGAAGGTTTATGGTCCATAGGGAGTATAATTAGGTATGCTTGGATCGATTCAGGTGTTAGAAACTTCCCACAAGCAGTTGGAATAAACAGCTCATCATCGTATTTACTATACAACCATGAAAATGGTTTTAATGATGATGATAGTCCAATGGATAATGTGTTTGTTGAATCTGGTGATTTCGATATAAGCGATGGCGATAGATTAGCTTTCATAAAAAGGATTTTACCAGATATTAAATTTATTAATGATACAGGATCGTCACCAGATGGTGCTGTAAACATAGTTTTGAAAAAAAGAGATACTAATGGCAACACACTATCTATCGACAGTACAAGCCAAGTAAAATCTACAACTGAACAAAGTTTTGTTAGAGCAAGAGGTAGGCAGTTTGCATTTAGAGTTGAATCTGATGATGACAATAATCTAAGTGATAGAAAAGATTTTAAATGGAGACTTGGATCAACAAGATTCGATATACAGCCATCTGGTAGGAGAGCATGAGCAAACTTTTACAAACCAACTTGCCCTTGGCTCAAGGTGTAGAGATTACACCTGAACTGTTTAATCGTTTGGTAAGAATTTTAGAAATAAACCTGAGTGCAATAGATCCAGAAAAAACTCCTAGCTTCAACTCTACAGAGATTTCTGAATTGCAATTTGCTACAGGTTCTATAATATATAATACAACAGACAGAATACATCAGGCTTTTGATGGTACGAGGATGAGAAGTCTTTATGGTCAGCAAACTTATCCATCAGGTCTTGGTTTAGCGACATCAATAGGTAGCGTATCAGTAACAATAGGTTAGAATAATGAATCAAATGCTAGAAGAAAGAATCGCTAATTTTATGGGTGGTCCAAAAACCAAGGGAGCTGGGCAAATGTTTGCCCCTAAAGCAGTTGCTGGCTCACAACTCATGGGTATGCAACCTAAAGGTGCTATTTCTAATAGAGAAATGGAACTGTTTCAAAGACCTAGCGAAAGCTATATTACAGATAAAGATCTTCAAATAATTTCAAATTCGATGACAACTGGAAAGGGTATAAATGATATTGAAGTTCGCAATATATTAAATTCTAAAGGTTTGATGACCAATAAAGATATACAAGCAATTTCAAATGCTATTCAATCAGGTGATATAAATAATCTAGCAAATGCTGTTTCTGGTGTAAGAAATAAAAATTCATCGACCTCAAATAATGGTGAGATGCAAGTGCTGGAGCAAGCGCAAATGGAATCTGGTGAGACATTTACACCTGAAGAAAAAGAAATGGCTTTGCAAAAGATTAGAGAACTGTCACAAAAAAGCCAAGCACCTTTATTTGAACAATCAGAACAATTGAGAATAGAAGGTGAGGGTGATGACACTGAAATAGGTCACTTGAAACAGGGCGAAGTCATAATAGATCCTCAGATGTTAGAGGATCCAGAATTTGAACAAGCAGTACAGAATAAATTTGATGAGTTTGGAGTTCCTATACATTTAGCAACTGTTGGTGGATTGCCATCTATTAACCCTGTTACTGGTGTGCCACAGTATGGTTTCTTGAAGAAAGTAGGTAAGTTCTTGAAGAAGGTTGTTTCACCAATAGCTAAGGTAGCTCAGTTCGTACCGGGTCCTTGGCAGATACCAGCAGCTCTTATATCCAAAGCAGACACAGTAAGAAATGTAGTTAGAGGGGATGCAAATCCACTTGCTTTATTGACTGTGGCTGGACCGGGTGCAATAGGTGGTACTCTGAGTGAGAACCTTGCTGGTTTGAAAGCAGCTGGGGATGGGAGTTTCCTTAAAGGATTAGGTAGTTTGGGTGGCAAAACATTGTCAGGCATTGGCAATGCTGTTATGAACCCTATAGAAGCTATTAAAGGTATTCCTAGTTTGATGAAAAGCGCAACCATTTCAGGGCAACCAAAAGTTGGTTTGAATACACCAGCACATGCAAACGCAGCTTATCAAAAAGCGTTACAACAAAATCCAGCGTTAGCAAACATGGCTCCTATGTCACCAGTTGATCCAACATTATTGAGTGCTAAAGAACAAATAATGGCAAACATAAAAAATGTGCAAGACATGGCATACATAGCTGGAGAAGAAGGTGACTATGCTAGGTATGATGAATTAAATAATTCGGTGGCTATATTAAATGATCAACTTACAGGTATAGATAGCCAGATAGCGAGTCAGCAAGCACCACCAAATGCTGGGATCCCAATGCCAGCTGAAGCACAAAATTACGATCAAATGATTTCTGACATGGCTCAAAACATGTCAGGACAACCACAAACAGATCAACAAACAGGATCACAGCCACAATCAGGTGCTAAAGCAACTACAGGTGGGATAGGTGGATTAGGCAATCTTGGAGATTTAGATAGAATGCTTGTTACTGGTGGTTTGGCTGGAGCGTTAGCTAAATTTGCTTATGATGAAACCAAAAAAGATTCAGGTGTACCACTTACACCTTTAACACAAATGGATGCTACAGGAAGATACAATATAGAAGCAGAAGTAGCCAGAAGGATGGGACAACAAGCTCCTAATCCAGTTGAATTTGGTTTATTACCAGCAAACACATTCCCACAATTAAGTGGTGGGCAACCAATGCAAGCAAGAGATGGTGGTTCTGCAACTAAACAATATCCAAACAAAGGCTTAGAAGCATTATCTCAGGTAGCACCACAAGTTGTTGATCGTATGGGTTATTATGGTGGTGGCATGGTAATGCCAATGGCATACGCTGAAGGTGGTAATGTCAATATGGAAGATTTTAATAGAATGAATGGTGGTATCGATGGTCAAGGCACAGAAACCAGTGATGATATACCAGCCATGCTTTCTGATGGTGAATTTGTTATGACAGGTCAGGCTGTAAGAGGTGCTGGTCGATATCAAATGGAACAAGGAAATGGTGGTATAATAAGTTTAGTACCAACATTAGATGAGGACAGGCAAAGAGGTACAGATCTGATGTATAAGATGATGGACACATTTGCTGGTCAAGCGCAACCTTCACAGGAGCCAGCATGAGACAATTACAAGATATGATTCCTAAATACGATATGGGCGGTGATGTTAGCGGTTACGATGGGATGGACACATTTTTTAGACCAAATTCTCGATATAAGCAAATGGGTGAATATAATATGTTGATGCCAGCTGGAACACCACCTCAAAGTCTACCTATGACTGCATTTGATCAACCACAAAGGGTAGCTCCATACAATCCTATGAATACTGGTTCTGGACAAGCACCTCCAGCTGGATTTACATTCCCTACATACTCATCACCTGTTGCACAAGCTCCTTCACCTGTTGCACAAGCTCCTTCACCTGTTGCACAATCTCCAGCTGTGATGCCACAACAACCACCAGCTTATAATGTGGGTACAGGTCCAATGCCTTATGCATCAGGGATTACAAGTATTGCAACAGGATTAGATCCAACAACAAAACAAATGTTATTTGGTTTAGATGGGCAAGGTGGTTTCATACCGGGTGCTATGCAAGCAGCTGAGAGTACATTTTTTAATCCAGATGGTACACCAAGAGTTGTCGATCAAACTGTTGCTGGATTAACTGATGATCAAAAACAAGCTATGGGAATGGCTAGATCTAATGTAGGTGCGCTAGATCCATATATAGGTGAAGCTAGTGGCTTATTAAGAGAAACCACTGGCGGTTTTGATAGAAGTCAAATAGATAAATTTAACGATCCATTTGAAGATAAAGTAGTCCAACAAGCTATTGAAGATATGAGAAAGTATGGAGCACAAGAAGATATATCTGATACAGCACAAGCAATTGGTTCAGGTGGTCTTTCTGCTTTTGGCGAAAGAGCTGGTAAGTTTGCTGGCGAAAAAGCAGCTGGTCGTGAAAGAGGTATGTTAGAAGCAATAGCTGGCATCAGATCTGGCGGTTTTGATAGAGCTAGAACTTTAGCCATGACAGAACAAGCGAGAATGAACCAAGCCAAAAGAGAAGCTGCCTCTGGATTGTTAGGTATAGGTGGTATAGAACAAAGAGGCGGTGCTTTCGATATCAATCAATTGTTAGGCTCTGGTGGATTGCAACAAGCGCAATCACAAGCTGAAGCAGATGCAATAAGAGCTAATGCAATGGCGAGACAACAAGCTCCATTAGCACAGTATCAATCACTGGCTCCATTTATAAGTATGGCTCCAGCTGGGACATATCAGACACAAACACAATATGCTCCGAAACCAAGTGCAGTGCAGTCTGGTTTAGGAACTGGACTGAGCGCATTTGGCGCAATAGGCAATCTTCTAAATCCAAAGACAACATAATGGCTATCAGTAGATCACAAATACCAAGTCAGATAGATCCTTTTGCTACTGGTGGAGATGTATCAATAAAACCTGAAGATGTAATCACACCTAAATTTTCTGCTGACAATCTTTCAGAATTAGCTCTTTTGAGTCAAAACTTAGCAAAACTTGACTATGGTGCTGGGTTACAAAAATATAAAGAAAGACTGAATGAGTTCAAACCAACTGCAAGTAAGCCTGATATTTTCGACTTGGCAAGTCAATTAGGTGCTGGTCTTTCTTCTGTACCAAACAGAGGTGGCGCATCAATTGGTGCTGGTCTTAGTGCTGGATTTAATTCTTTCCACAAGAACCTCGTAGAAAATGAAAAACTGGTTCGTGAGCAAGAAAGACAGATAGGGTTACAGGCATCGCAATTGGCTATGAGAGATGAGCAACAAGCATTAGATTACATGAGCAAGATGGCGATTGAGAGGATTAAAGCTGGCAGAAAAGATTTAAAATTTACAACTATTGAATATGATAAGCCTGATGCTGATGGAAAAATAACTAGAGTAAAAGAAAGCATTCCAAACACACCTGACAATAGGGACAGAATAATTGAAATAACAGAGGGTAAAGATGAGAATTACCCAAACGCTGTGGTAATGTCATCATCTGGCTCGACAACTAATTTAAATATGCCACCACCTGTTTCACAGATGGATAAATCTGCTGATAAAGCACTTCAAGATTCAATAAAAATTTATAAAGAGAAATCTGATTCTGCTGGTCCTATACTAGATCAAGTTGGAACAGCATATCTTTTGGCAATTGAAGCTGGTAGGGACAATTTTGGACCAGTCTCCAGAGCTACATTAGGAGCTAAAGAATTTTTGATTGAGATGGGATTAGGTGGAGTATTAGAAGATCCTGACTCTATACCAGCACTAAAAGCGTTAAATCAACTATCTATGAGTTTTACAATGGCTATTGTTTCTCAAACCAAAGGTGCAATATCAAACAAAGAAATGCAATTGTTTATCGATGCATCTCCAACACTGGGTTCTACATACGAAGGGTTTTTGAAACAAATACAGTTGTTAGAAAAATTGGCGATGAGAGATCGTGATTTTTACCAAGATTTTTTAACGGAGATGGGTGGCAATATTGATAAAGAAATTCCTGTAAGGCAATTACAGTTAGAGATGGAAAAATATGCAAATACTTGGAGAGAAAAAAATCCATTATTGTCTGAGGAAGATAGAAAAATATTGAATGATGCAATTGCTGGTACTGATCAGTATGGTGGTAGTTTATCTGATGATTTCGTTCCTGATGCATATAGGTTGACAGTTGAAAAAGCTGAAAATGAATTTTATAAATATAAAAGTGGTTTAATAAGAGTAATGACTCAAGAACAATATGATGCAGTTGATGAAGGTGAACAATATATTGGTAAAGATGGAAGAATTGCAACGAAGCGTGAGAATTTAAAAACAAAATGGATAATCAACAAGTAAATGAATTTGGAGATCCAATACAAGATTCTCAAAATTATGGTATAGACTTAAACACAAGAAATGAATTTGGCGATCTTGTAGTCAATCCCAACAAACCTTCTACACAAGTTAGCGAAGAACCAAGTGGTTATTACGAGGGTTTCTTGTCTGGGTTATCTAACGATGAAAATAACAAAGTTTTTTGGTTAGCCAAAAGAAGGTTTCCAGAAATTTATAATGAAGGTAAAGATCCATCTCTTTATTATGCTTTCGATAAAAACGAAAGATTGTTTTATATGGATCCAGAAACAGGTCAAAAAAAATATGAGTTTGAAGATTCTTATTTGTTAGATGACATTTCATATTTAGATAACATAGGTCCAGCTGGACAGTTTTTAACTGAAGTAGCTGGTGGTATGAAAGGTTTAGTAAAAGGTGCGCCACTAGGTATACCCGGTATGATTGTTGGTGGTATAAAAGGAACTGGTAAGGGTGCTTTGTATGCTTATGGTGTCAGACAAGGATTATCCACAGCTTTAGGCGGTCCACCATTAAACATAGATAAAGCAGCTGAAGATGGTCTAATCGCTGCCGCTTTTGGTGGTTTACCATTTGGTGGTCCACCCAAAGCAGCTGGTACAGCTTTTGGAAAAAAATTGTTAAATACTTTCCCCGGTACTGATGGTCGATCTATTTTAAAAGACATAGTGAGAAATGGTGGGAATGATGCAGACTCAGTTTTAGCTTATATGAACAAAGTGTACCCAGACATAAAAATTAGTAGAGCAGAAGCTACTGGTTTAGTTGGTAGCAAAGGTTATCAAGCAGAAGCGTTTATATCTAAACATGCAAGAAACGAAAAAATGCTCAGGCATTACGCAGATAGAAACGAAAGAGTTAAATACCATGCAGAAAAATTTATAGATAAAATTACAGAAGGAACTTTTGTAGGTGGCAGAAAAACTAAAATAGCTATTGGCGATGCTGACGATGAAATTACTAGGTTAGCAAAGGAATACATAGATAAAGAAAAAGAATTACTAAGACAAAGAACAAAGCCTATGTATAAAGATGCGTATGAATGGGATACAAAGATAGATGTCAGTGATTTTGTAGATGATTTAACTAAAAAACTAGAAGATAAAAATATTAAAGGTAATTACAGAAAATCTTTAGAAAGTATTAAAGATTCATTTACAGACCTAAACACAGGTCAGTTAAAAGACACAACTGAGTTGTTGCATAATACGCTAAAAAATGATTTTAGACCTTTAATAGAAACTTTGACAAAAGATAATCAACGTAGGATAAAACAAGAAATAAGTACCATAAGAAGTAAATTGTCTAACAGAATGAAAGAACAAAACCCATTATATGCACAAGTGACAGGAATATATGATGATGCTCTTGGCAATGCTCAGATATTGGATAGATCAATTGTAGGTCAATTTGCAAAAATTGCTAATTTATCTGGAGAACAAGGACTAAGAGCAACAAAAAAATTATTTAGCGGTAATATCAAGCCAAGAGAAATAAACGAACTCAAAAAAATACTGCAATCTACTGACGAAGGCGCAGATGCATGGCAAAACTTAAAAGGCACTTGGTTAGCTACACAGTTTGATGATGCTGTAGTAAAGCAAATAAATCCACTTGGTGAGCCACACGCATTTCTTAGAGCATTGGGTATAAAAAGTCCACAAAGGGCGTTTACACCTATTGGTCAATTAGATGACATGTCACCAGAAGCATTGTCCAAAATTACAAGTTTTGAAGCAACAGGCAAAAAAGCAAAAATGTGGCAAGCTATAATGGAGCCAGAAGAATTAAAAAGTTTTATTGATTTAACAAATATGATGCACATGGTTGGCAGAATACAAACTCAAGCTGGATCAGATACATTCGCTAATGTTCGTTTAGGAGAACTTATTGCAAATGAAGCTAGGCAAGTGTTGGGAAGCGATGAAGTAGGCAAGCAAGTTGGTAGGAAAGTTGGTGGATTTTTTGCTGCTTTAGGTGATATACCATCAAGACTAACTGGCTATGGATTTAAAGATTTAATGTCTCTTACAAGAAATAGACAAAACCAAGCATACGTTGATCTTTTAATAAAACACATTATTGATCCTAAACTAAGCGCAGAAACAGCGTTAATGTTAGATTCTGCATCACCATATGTTTACGCAATATCACAGGCTTTTGCTAGAGGTGGCAAAGAAAGAGTTGAAGATTTAGTAGAAGCAACACAGGGAATTACAAGCGATACAGAGCTTAAAGAATCTCGAAGAAGAAGAAGCGAAACTGGATCTGATTACGAAATATTAGACAGCGTACAAGAAACACCAGAGGATACATCTGATTTACAAAGTTCTATTCAAAATTTCCAGATGCCAAACATCAAAGGATCAGCATTTCCAGATACAGGAAAGATCAATCCAGCAGTATCGCCAACAGTGTTACCTAATCCACAGGATCGTGAGTTAGCAATGAGAAGATCAGGACTCGCTGGTTTGGTCTAAGTTATCAGCTTCAATCAAAGCACCATTCACTTCAAAATTCATCTCATATCCCATAGCACTTTCACCATTTATGGTGACTACTAAGTTTCTAGATATCAAACGAAGCAAAGCTGTCTGATGATGTAAATTGAGCTTGCCAAATAGATCTACCACTTCACTAGGGTGAGTGATTTCATAAGAAACAGGTGTTTGTTTCTTGGTTTCTTTTTTATTAAACATAATTATCCTGTAGCTATTTTTTCATTGATCAATTTTTCATGCCTATTCTCAATCAAGAATCTTAATTGATCTATTTTAGATCTACGCTCCATAGTACAGAGATCTTGTAATAAAGTGTAAGTGTCAAAATCCACAGCAAGGCTCTTTCTGCCTTTTGGATACTTAACAGAATACTCACCATATTTTTTCTCAATTTCCATAAAAATTTTTCTCCTGAGTAAACAATATTATTTTGTAGTATTTTATAGAAATATGCATACAAGTGCAACTCTGAAATTAATTGTATAAATAGTTGTACATTATTCTAAATTTGTGTACTATAGATATGTGGAAACAATAATTAAAACTAAAAAGGAGTACAAGATGGAAGAAGTAACTTACACAGAAAACGAAAAGAAAGCATTGCATTTAGTCAACCAAAGCATTTTTGATAATGGTTGGTCTTGGGAAGACGATCCTGAGCATGGTTACGAGCATTGGGAATGGGTAACTTTGCCACAAATGATAGAGCTTTTGGTTTCAGAAGGATGGTCTATCAAATCAGCAGAAGGAACTATTGGTTCAATTGTAGATAAAGATAGAGTGTTTTCTGATGCTGAAGATCAGACTGATGAAGGTGAAAAACTTTTTATTTCTCATTGGACTAATGTTTACAACAATAAAATATTTATCAGTGCTGAAGAAGCAGAAACTTTAACTAACAAAGGGGTGGTGGCATAAGCCACCTCTTAGGAGAAGCGTAATGTATGTATATCATGTAAGTGAAGTTAGTGTAGAGGGATGCCCTAGAAGATATGTGGCAACACTAAAAGAAGCTAGAATGTTACAAAAGAAATATCGTATAAAGCATTTTTTAGAATATGGCAATTTTGAAACTGCTGACTGTGTTTATGTAACGATTGAAAAAGTAAAACTAGATACTAGCAAAGAATCAATATTATCAATGTTAAATTATGAAGGTGGGTTTGAAATCTCATCTGAGGAGAAAGTGTAATGAAGTTAATGACTAAAGAGATACTGGGTAAGCTCAAAAGTAACCCAAGAATTACAGATGATAATGGCTTAAATAAACCATGGCTGAAGTTATTTAACCCAACTGGCAGTGGTACTTGGTTGATATCAGAAATCGAAGATGATGGTGACACAATGTTTGGCTTATGTGATTTAGGTCATGGCTCACCAGAGTTAGGCTATGTCAGTTTGAAAGAACTGGAGTCACTTAAACTACCATTTGGTTTGAGCATTGAGCGTGATATCTCATTCACTCCAGATAAATCTTTGGGCGAGTATGCTGACGAAGCTAGATCAAATAGGTATATAATCTCATGATTCAGGAAGAAATTTATCTTAATGAATTGATAGCCAAAGAAGCATGGATTATTAACATGCAAGAAATGTTGTTTGGTTATACTTTTTATTTTTTTATAGGGCTATATATTTATAGGAAGCTATCGCCTTAATTTTATTGTAAAATAAACCAGCATAGGTTTCCCCCAGACAACTTGTACATTGCTCCTTATACAATGTTTCCACACCAAGTTGTTCTGGGGTTTTTTTTGTCCAGAAAAATGTTATTATCTTCTTAGTGACAAATTATAAATTTAAAAATTATTTGCTATCCATGCGATCTCATTGGTGTGTTAATCAAAACACATATGATTTGGTTCAAGAATCTATGCCAATGATTACTAAATTCAATGCTGGTTTTGGTACACAGAAACTTGATAAGACACCAGTAGAAAAAATAATAAAGAAAATACATCCAGAGATTTATAAGGTCCCACTTTTTAGAAGGCAGTTTTGTAAGATGTTGGTGGATGAAATTAAGTCTATGAACTTTGAAGCCAATGAGACTGAAGATAAACTAAGGCAAATACCAGAGATTGTTTTGCATGAAAAGATGCCAGAGTTACACAGTAATATGTGGTACATAGTGCAAACAGTTCTGAATCCAATATTTTTTACCTTATGGCAAAGACATTGTGCCAGCATTGGATCTATACAATTAGCAAACTACAATCTTAAAGATAAATCACAAGGCGCATTTCATCATGATGATTCGTCAGATATAACTGTTGTTGTCCCACTTAACACTGGAGATTATAAAGGTGGTGGCACAGAGTTTCATAACTATGGAAAGATAGATCCATTGCCCACTGGACATGCATTGATGTTTCCATCCTTCCATATGATGCACAAAGGGTTACCAGTAGAATCAGGTGATCGATATCTTTTGGTATTCTGGCTGTATGATAGAGCTAGAGTAGAATACCTACATCAAAATGGTTTACCATAATTGATCTAAATCAATAGTCTGCACACCTGATATATTGTATGGCTCATAAATACCATTTTCTTTTGCTGTAAGAATTTTACTAAGTGCTTGTTCATTTTTAGACTGACCATACAGCAATGCTTCAGGTGTAAGATCATAAACAGCATATGGGTATGGATGTAGTTTTTCTTGTGCTAGGAATGAAAAGCCATCAGCTGGTAAGCCAGCAGCTTTACATGCATCGACATACAAAGATGCTTGCATATGATATCTAAACCCATTGATAGCACTCCTAAATCCTCTTGGTGAACCATCACGACAAGTTTTTAGATCCCAAGGTCTGACTCCATCATACCAATCCAATCTAGATTTAAATGGATGTCCATTCCACATAAAACAAATTGTCAGCTCAACTTTGTGTTCTGGCTTGGGTATGAAATCACTCACTACTTCTCTGCGCTCCATACAATTGTCATACATGGTTTGTGTGATGGCAGTGCGATTACCTATACTATTTTCAAAATCCTCAAACTCTTGTTTACCTAGTTTGGTTCTACGATCAAATTTAGGTGAGATCACAAACTCTTTATCGAAGTTATGATGTTCCAGAAACACAGTGTGTTGTACTCTGCCTTCAAGTAACGCTGGTGATTCACTGAAGCCTTTTTTGTGCTTCCATGTAAACATACAGCGGTCAGCTTCTTTCAAATCAGAAGCACGATAAGCTGGTATCTCATTGTATTCCTCGAAAGGTAAATCTTCGTAAACACCTTCTTTAAACTCCATCAGCATCCTCAATAGTTTCTAAATTAAAAGAATAAGATGTAGTCTCAATCAATTTGTTGAGATACCACTTAGCTTTTTGTAAATCTTTCTTAGGATTCTCTTTGTGTTTGTATCGATGTATATATTTTATAATGCAACCTTCGAGATATGACTGAAACTCATCGCCAAGTTGTTGCTCTATGTATTCAATACATTCGATATCATTCTGTGTGTAGTGGTCAGGATGATCAACATCATGACTTTTTAATTTATCAGCTGGTCGCATAAATTTTCCTTTTGTAAGGAGTTAGGGAAAGCTCAGAGTTGGAGGAAAAGTGTGATGATCGTGAGCTCCCCCTAACAAATGACTAAAATGGTATGTTTTCTTCTTCTTCATCTTTTACCAACTCAGATAATCCACCACTTGCTGTTGGAGATGATTCTGCTTTAGCTGGTGCTTTTGCACTGGCAGATTTGTATTCAATACTTTCTTTAACTATTTCTTGTAGCCATTCTGGTATCTTGTCAAAGACTTCACTCATACCAACTGTTTGTTCATTGGTTGTACCAATTACATATTCACAATAAACATCCAGATCAAAAACAACAGGATCGTTAATTGTTTTGGTAATTTTGAATTCATCTGGTTTGAAGATCGCTTTCAGTCCAGCTCTTTGTTTGCCATCTTGAGTTTCGTAATGTTCTATATGTAGATTAGCTGGTGCTCCAACCATTTTACTTACATCAAATCCACTTAACTCATCACTGCTAAATGGCTTGCCTCGCCATGTAACTAGATCTTTATATAAAGCAGAGTTTTCATTTAATGATGCAGTATATTTTTTACCTGTAACTAAAGGACCACTACCATCATCCATTTCTTGACTTGGTACTTCC